AAATTAGAAGACGTGAAAGGTATCCATGCAAGCATATTGTATTTGATCAATACATTGCATACCAAGTGTGAGGGCCAGCGTAATACTATTTCTGGATATAGTGACGACAGCAAAATCGGATATTCCATTTCCAATTTTTTAAATACACTCCAATACGAAAACCTGATTTTACAAGAACAAACCAATTTGTTTCTGAATTATTTAGCGTTTTTTCATATTTCACAGAAGAAACAATTGAAACGCGTTTTGTCCAAATTGGAGGATTTTTCGAACGAAATGGATAACAATTTACACAACAATATGAGTTTTTCTATTGATGATATTGAAGATGATAACGTAAATCAAGATGATTATTTGCATAGTGATTCTGAAGATGACCAGAGTACGACTCAAGATATTGCTTCTATAGAAAGTTCATCAGAAAAAGAAGTGATGGAACCAGTTACAAAAGACCAACTTACAACACAAATATTAGAATTGGGAGTAGATAAAGCAGCCACTATAGTACAGTTAGATGATATTCCCGAAAGTAATGCATAGAAAAATATTGATTCTATTTATTTATAAGTTTTATTTATAGCGTTATTTTTTTTTGCTTATAGAATATAAGTATACGCAATGGACAATAAACATGAAAATGAACCTAACAAGGATATGCAAATTGAACAAAGCGGACACAACGATCATATTGATAATAAAAGTATGATGGAAACTAGTACTATACCTATAGAGTGGTCGAAAGAAAACGAGGCGATTTTGATTGAGTGGTGTGACGTTGCACAATGTTATAAGTGGTTGAACTTACGTGCTCATGGACAGTATGCTTATTTACATGCTTGGTTTACTATTCCAGCAATTACTCTGTCTACGATTACTGGTACGGCATCATTCGCACAAACAAGCGTTCCTGACCCTTATCGTCAATATGCTCCTATGATTATTGGTGCAATTAATATTTGCATTGGTATTCTAACCACTGTGCAGCAATATTTAAAAATCTCGGAATTAAATGAAGCCCATCGTGTTTCTATGATAGCATGGGATAAATTTTCGAGAAATATCCGTATTGAATTAGCAAAGAAGCCAGATGAAAGAGACGATGCAGGACACTTTTTAAAATTGTGCAGACATGAATATGATCGTCTGATGGAAACCAGTCCTATTATTCCAGATAAAATTATTGAAGAGTTCAATATGAAGTTCCGTGGAAAGGAAGGAAGTGCCAAACGCAGACATTTTGAAAAGATAAAGAAACCTGATATTTGCAGTACGATTATTAGTGTGAGTGAGTTAATGGAAAGTATGGATGAAAATGGTAATAAAGATTTACAAGAACTTGCTGACCACAAGAAGAATGAGATGATTACTCAACAAACACAAAAAATAGAGGAATTACAACTTCTTATTGAGGAGCAGAAAAAACAAAAAGAAGAGGAGTTGGCTGATAAGAAAGAGAAAATGCTGAAAGAATCTCGTAAATTAGAAGAAAGGGTTCTAAAATCAAAATTAGCATTCGAGGCAATCAATAAATACATTGTAGATTTCAAAGATATGTATGATCGTGACCCCATTGCGGACGAAATTAAAGACAACGTAGATGTGGAAGAGAAATACATGACCGAATTTTTATCAACATATACGGTGTAAAATAGCTTTATTGAATAATCATATGAAACAATGATTATTCAATTTAAAACGGTAAAGAAAAACTTGTCATATCTAAATATTGCACATCTGTAATAAGCATGAGAATACCGATTGTGATCAATGCAAACCCGATAACATGTCTGACCGAATATTCTTCTTGGTAAATAAATCTACCAATGAAAAACAAACACAATACAGCAATCGTATTGATTAACACTGCGTTAATTGCTGGGGTATTGTATTGCAAATCAAATTCAACTAATTTGAAAGTAGAAAATACAGTAAATAGAGCGAACCCAAATAATATGAGATATTGTGGTAAAGTTAAGTTGGAACAATTTTTACATACAACTTCAAAGCTTCTCTTTTCCAATATGAAATTAATAGCAAAATATACGAATACGATAAACATAATGAAAATAGTATTAATTAATACAAAATCTTGAACGTCAACCGTGCTGAAAATACTTTTTATAAAATAAGGTCGGCATGACTTCAAGAAAGCAATTCCTAAAAGATTTGAATACATCTATATACTACAAACACATATTATAGTAATTCTGTAAATAATAAATAGGTTGATGCCCCCCAGAATGTAACGTCGTTTTCTTTGAACCTCACCAATGGATATTTATCGAATATTTCTTTTGTTGGTTTCGTCAACATATACAACGCGTTTTTCGTAAAAATAACCATGCGTTTGATGGAATCAATATTATGATTCGAAGGTAGAATAGTATGTGTAAACATAAACATGTGTCCGTATTCTTCATCTTCCATAGGTAGGGTAATCAAATAAGTTTGTTCAAGGTTTTCTTCTGACTCATCTTTACTGTAGTAAATATTTTCATAAATATCATTTACTTTGTCTACCGGGTACACAACTATCGGTATATCAACAGCTTTTCCTTCTGAAGTAATATGTGCGACCTTAGTATGCTGTAGAAAAAGCTTATAAGTAGATTCATGAATAGGTACATTCAATACAAATTGTTTCATTATTTCATCCAATATAGCCCATATATGTTTTCTGTCTGCGTCGTCATTTACTAGTTCTTTTTCTTTGTTTTCAAACAAAACATACACAACGTTGTCTATTTCTACAAAACCTTTGTATGCGCTTTCCGCAATGATATCAGAATACCCAGTTTTATTATGAAACAGTTCAAATATTTGTTGCTCAAATGGATTGACTGCATCATTGTCAACAATAGTGGTCTTTGTTCCTATTTCAATATCACCATGTTGTTCCGTGGTAATATCCATTCCACCGTATTGCATTTCATTTACTTCTTCTATGTTATTTTCAAGCCTCTGATTATCGAGTATTTTTTCTGGAAAACCGTAGTCGTCACCCGATTGTTCTAAATAGAACTCTAAAAATGGTGTATCTAATGAGTTGTTTATGTGATACATAACTAATTGTATCGTGTATTGACTAGACAGATCCCTATCAATCAAAAAATCACGTGATAATTCATCATCGTCTAAATAAACAAAGTTTTTTGTTTCTTCTTCCTCTTCAACATGAATAGAAGGAAATTGTTGTTTCTCGTCGCTAACCAATTTTGCTGTGAATTCATCTGGAATATTATTGATTTCGGTCGACATCGATACGTCTTCTTGTTCTAACATGTCTGTTGTTTCTTCTTTCTCAGGTTTCATAAACTTGTCGACAATTGTTTTCTTCACGTCCATTTACAATGTATATAGATTATTTTCATTTCCTTATAGGTGTATATAATTTATACAATCTATTTAAAGAGTAATCTTACTATATTGTATATTATAACTCGAGTTATCGCGTTTACCGTCTCCGCTTTTTTACATTATAACCACTATGGATGAAACTCCACAACTCACTAGCCTTGCTTTTGATGATATGATTCAAGACGATGAGAATATTCCTCAGTCGTATTTGGATGATGAGTTCACGTGCGTAAGTGAATCTGAACCATCTATTTCCACAAAAGGAAGTCGCAGTGTTTACAAAAAAAAGGATAAAAAGAAAAGTGACCGTAAGGGTGACAAAATTGTAAAGTATATTCAAAATAAAAAGGTTGTTATTGAAATGTTTGCAAGTTCGGATTTGCCTGGTGCACCGATTAAGAGTGCGGCTGACGGGATTATTTATACAAGTATTCCTATTGGAAGCTTTGGTGAAAACCTGTTTTTCAAGGTGCGCAACACGGTTTCAAAGGAGGGCGCTAAGACCTATTTCTACTCCAGTCCTGAAGAATATGAACGTCATACTCTCAACACCATTAATGATGATATCAAAAAGTCTTGGTCAGAGAAGTATGCTCATGCAAGTTCAGTTTTGAAAATGAATGTATAAAAATAATAAAATCATATTATCTAACTATATTATAATATGACTTATACCAATATCCCACCAATCAGTTACATATTTGTAGGTATTACTACTGCTGTATTATCTTACGTTACTTGGGCAGAAATGCAAGAAGAAAACCAGGAAAATACGGATACAACAGAAGAACCTGAAAACTTAGAACAATCTGAGGAACCTGAACAAATAGAAGAACCCGAACAAATGGAAGAACCTGAGCAAATGGAAGAACCTCCTAGACAACTTGAACAGAATGTTGTAGGAGGTAAAAAGCGCAGTTCCAAGACAAAAAGAAAACGCGCCAAAAAAAATAAAAAGCAAACTAAACATGCAAAATTGAATAAGAAATAATTGATTTGTTATATGTATCATATAAGCAATCAATTGACGAAGATGAATACAATTCATGAATTCAAAACGAACTTTATTGAGAATTTAGAACAAACTATTTTCGAGATTACTGCAAATATTCCATTGACTCGTGTATATGTATCAATTGGAAGCAAACTGAACAGTGAATATGTACACGGTCAAGGGATTCCGTCTTGGAAATCAAATGCATTGGATCAAATGTTCCCAACATTTCTATGTACCTCTTTGAATGAAGTTATGTATGATAACAATACACTAATTATTGTTATTGATAAATTCACTCGTGCCGAATATAGTCAAAACGAAATGTTGTTAACAAATCGGTTAAAAAATACGCAGCGGAGCCATATTGTTATTTTCAATACATTATGCAGTCAAAAGTTCATTATATCATTCATGAATTATTTAACACATATGTGTAAACAAAACGATATTGCTTCGGATAACCTAATATTGTGTAATTATACGAAATTTTCTTCCATACCAAACAAACAAGAAATTGCTCAATGTTATTTTATTTCACCTTTAATCAATAAGCTATTGAATAAAACACAAAAGTATAAAGGTTGCTTGTATGAGTGGTTAGGTTATGATTATTCCATGTATAATTTTATTTGTGACTATAACAAAGTATTCAATATGCAAGACAATAATGGATATCGCATATTGAAACGAATTTTACATAATCTACCTTCTTCTCATATTCATCAAACAAAAATATCAAATATAGAAGCGCGCGAATTCTGTGCATATATAATTGACATCACGAAATATAGTATTGCAAATCAACAAAAATTAAATATATCGGTTTATGATCATTTACAATAATTCTTCTTTACAGCTTTCAAAAAAAGCATCCAATTCATTTTTATCTGCTCCACAATACACATCATCCGGTACGTATGTTTCACTACCTTTTTGATAACAAATGACGCTAGGAATACTTTTTATCATCTTTTTACTTTTCATGTATGCATACACATCGAAGCATTCGTCAATATCCAAGACAACACATTGAATATTATCGGGCATATTGTTGAAATGTTCTTCTAAATCCTTTTCTATTTTTTTGCAAGGGGCACACCATTCCGCACCAAATTTAATGAAAATCAGACCCGGATTTGTTTGTAACAAGTCAAGAAGGGCTTGGCGATTATCTATACTACGAATAATGGGGAGAGGCATCGGTATTCTATATAATGAGAAATGTTTATTTTCTTTTTGGAAAACAATGTAAATATTTTTTTGAATCCTATTTATATGAGTAATGGATACAAGCAAAACCCACAATCTTGATGTCACCATGTATTCTTTAAAAGAAATACTCGATTTATTTCATTTAGATTATGACATTTCTATTGAAGATTTAAAAAGAGCGAAAAAACAGGTGTTATCGACACATCCAGACAAATCAAAATTACCTTCTGATTATTTTTTGTTTTTCAAAAAAGCTTTTGATATTGTTGTTCAATTCTACAATAACCAACACAAACAAGATGTTGATATGGCAAATACGAATACAGTGTATTCTACGGAT